ATTGATTACATTACGATCAAAAGTAATTTCTCTAGGAAACTTAGATGTGATATATTGGTGGAGGAAGTTTGTATGACCATAAACTCTAAAGCTAGTCACATCAGAGTATTGATCTATCCACTGTTTGGCTTGACGCATATCATCAAAGTCCACAGAACCAATCATAGCTCCGTCAAGACCACGCCAGCCAGTATCTGTCTTAGCTGGCGTGTATAAAGTTGGTTTGAAGAAATCTTTCTTCGTTACACGTTTTCCTGAATCATCATATCCACGATACAAGAAAGAGTTACCATATCTAACTACTGAAGTATAAAAAGCCATAGGGGCATTATACTATATTTCGTTGAAAAGGTAAACACTTATTTTGGTACTGAGGCGTCAATACCGTCTACATATTCCATCATGGTAGCAAGTGCACCATCGTCAAGATCGCCAAACGGCTTGAAGTGACCTGTCTTGATATGATGTGCAATATGTTCTGCATGTGCAGCAAGATCAGCTGACATATTTGTCATTGACGCCATATCAACCATTCCTGTATCCATACCACCCCAAGTGTTGGTTTCACTCCATGTGCCATCCATTGCTGCTTGTACACGAGCAATATAGTAAGGTCCCCATACATCAAGAATAGCGGTCAGCTGAGTATCAGGTGCAAAGTTAATCATATCTGATGCTTGACCAAAACCTTTAATGCCACTAGCAGCAGCTGCTGCCAACGGTGAAGGTGAATCAGTATGCTGTGTGATAATATCAGCACCACCAGCCATTAATACTTTTGCAGCATCTGCTTCTTTGCCTGGATCATACCAAGTATTCACCCAAACAATATCTACATCAAAGTTAGGGTTTACAGATTTTGCACCAAGATAGAATGCGTTAATACCACGAATAACTTCGGGGATTGGGAATGATGCAATATATCCAGCCTTTCCAGCTTTTGACATATGCCCAGCAATTACACCCTGTACATAACGACCCTCATAGAAACGTGAAGAGTATACTGATACGTTTGGTGCTGTCTTATAACCTGTTGCATGTTCAAAGAGTACATCAGGATTTTCTTTAGCAACCTTTACTGTTTGTTCCATATAACCAAAAGATGTTGTGAAGATCATATCAGCACCTTCAGCAATCATACTTTCCATAACACGTACAGCGTCTGGACCTTCTGGCACTGACTCAACAAAGATAGTTTCAACGGCATCACCAAAGTGAGCTTCTACTTGTTGACGACCAATATCGTGCATGTATGTCCAGCCATGATCACCGACTGGGCCAACATATACAAAACCAACTTTGAATGGTTCTGCCGCTAGAGAATAGGAAATCGTAGACAGAAGCATTGCTCCTGCAACTAATAATTTTTTAAGCATTTTTACTCCTTAGGGGTTTCATTTTATATTGAAAAACTTTCACCACAACCACATTGCGCAGTTGCATTTGGATTTATTATTTTTAGATATGAGCCACCAAGTTCGGTGACGTAATCAATTGTGCATCCTAACACAAACATTTCTGCCATCTCATCAACGACGAGATTGCCTATTGTGGGAGACTTATCTGTAGTATCCCAAATATACTGAAAGCCAGAACAACCTCCACCTTTCACTGATAGGTAGACGTTGGGTTGTCCAACTTTTTGCATATATTCTTTTGCCGATTCAGTTAACTCAACCAATGGCTCGCATGCGCTCCACTAATCTATCTGCACGATTTGTGACTTGACGATACCAACGACTGTCAACCATCTCGTCAGCAGCCGCATTCCAATCTTTATCATCAACACCGCGTTTCATTCCTAAAAATTTTGACAAACGTGGACGACCCATATTGAACATCATATTGGCAATAATTAGTTGAGCTTCTTCGGGGAGGTCATCGAAGTCGTCGTACAAGATTCTGCATTCTCCAAGCACGACTTCAACATCACTGTCGAAGCACTCATTGACTCTACTCTCTGAGACAGGAGTTCCGACTGGTGCTTCAAACTCTGGATCTGTATCGACAACCAAGTGCCCGATACCAAAAGTAGGGAGACCGAGATGGTCAAGATATATTTCATATTCTACTCCTTCGTCAATTTTCAATTCTTCTCTTAACTGATCAATATTCATTTTAATTCCTTTTTACAAAAGTTGAAGGTAGTTCTTGTTTACAATCACATGTTTCACATACTTCATTTATTTGACATGTGGGACACTCACAATCATAACAATGGCATCCACATTTGCATTTTTGACAAATTCTATATTGACCTTCCATATAAACCTCCGTGAAACAATTAAAGGAGACCGAACTTCTTCGGACTCCTTCTATTTATTTTAGTTGTTCATCAACCATTTTGCTTCTTCATAGGTATATGCCCACATTATAGATCACCCAAAAGTGCTTTGAGTTTCTTCTTTGATTTACCTAATGCCTTTGCCTTTGCGATCACATCTTTATTAGATGTATCGTTTCCGACTACGACGAGGCCAATCATGCCCATACCTTTATGTGGTGTGCACCAGTAATAGTAAATTCCAGGAACTGTGAAGTCAATGCTGACCTCCTTACTGTTTTTACTTTTCTTTGGGATATCAAAACCATCGGGTGCAGCAACAATTTCTACGTTGTGACCTTTTGATGTTGGAATCCATGTTACTGTATCACCTACTTCTACATTTACGACTTCTTGACTGTAAACCATTTTATTTCCAGCGTCGTCTTTGTTTAACATTTCGATAGTCGTTGCATTTGCAGAACTAACCATAAATGCAATACCAAATAGTGTTAAGTAAAATGCAAGTGATTTCATATCCAGATACCTTTACGCTTGAGTTCATTTAAACGGTTTTCTAGATCTACTAGATCAGAAGATTCCGCTAAGTAAGACTCGATAGGATCTTTTGGCGTTAGGAGTTTTTTGATAAATTTAATCACCATAAACCTCCTTGCGTAAATTACTGTTAAGCATAGCTGCAATTGCAGGTACACTCATATCTGGATATTCATGCTGTAGATCGTATGCAATTTTGCTATTTACTTCTACACCACGTGCCATGATTACAGCTTTACCCATACCGTCAAAAAAATCTATAATCGAATTAACGATTGCTGTTACGGTTGAAAAACCCTTGTTTAGTACTATTGTTGTCATTTTCGTTTTCCTCGTTTTGACCAATTGTGATTTTACGAGGCTGCTTCTCTTTAGGAAGGACGACTTCCAAATCGACAGTCAATATTCCGTCCTGCAGATCTGCTCCGATTACTTCGGTATATTCCGACAGTCTGAATGACTTCTTCCAGTTTCTTGCACTGATACCTTTGTGAACATACTTGTCAGGTTGCCGACGCTGAGGACGGTCGCCTTTGATGGTAAGGACATGATCCTTAACTTCAATGTCAATATGATCTTGTTTGAATCCTGCCACAGCTAGTTCTAGACAAAATCTAAATTCATCATCTTTTACTACGTTGTGTGGGGGATATGTATCTTTCGCATGCTTGTGAATGTTCTCAAGCTGATCGAAAATGTGGTCGAAACCGATGAACCCACTGCGTGGGTAAACTAATCCAGTCATATGTACCTCCAATGACTTGCAAGGTTAAAATGAGACCCAACTATTGGCATCTCTATTCTATATATAAGAATTATATTTTGAAAGTCAACACTTATTCGTGTTCACCACCTGTGCCACGGCCAAGACCACCAAAATATTGTGGTTTGCGTTTAGCAGTTTCAAATGTACCCACAGTTACTACAATGCCTGCAATCAACAAAGCATGGGCAACTGCACTTACACCGAAGACAGTAATTGATCCAATACTCATAGAAAAAATAATACACCACATCCATGCAAGGAATTGCATGACAACATGTCGTGTCTGTAAGTCTGGAATGTGTCTGAGTGGATTTGCTTTATGATCCATAATAACATTCCACCAATTTACTATCTCTGTTCTCATTGGATATATTCCCTTTTCAAAAGTTACTTTTACAGGATAATTTGCATCAACAATATCTTTAAATTCTAT